TCTTGGTCGTCACGGTGGACTCGTTGGCTTCGGTCTTCGTTTCTAATAATTGACTGAATGGAATGGCGGCGACGAAATTCGTCGCCATTACCATATCCAAATGATAAATACATATATGAGAGCAACAGAATTCATCACAGAACGTAAGAAAAAGCGCAGAAGAAGTAAATCTCGCCGCGCCTATGGCGGGTATTTTTATCCAGGATTTGGTTACGGCGATAGTAGCTCAGGCGAAGGCGGTGACGGCGGTGGTGGTGAAAGCATGTACGAATCTGCGGTTGAAGAATTGGTTAGAGAGTTGCCCAGCCTAGCTAAACACAAATATGATACTCTTGATAAGCTAATGCGTAAAGTTGCTAACAAGCATAAACTGTCACACAAGGCATTAGAAAAACTATTCCAGCAAAAATTCAAGAAAACACCTAGTAACTGGTTGCAGGGTAAATTAGACGAAGCTGACAATGTAGACTGTGATTTAGAAGAAGAAGTTCAAAAGTTCGTTGAATGGACTGCTGAGAAACTGAATCTTAAGAAAGTCCCTACAGTTGAACTATCAATGGATACCGAAGAAGCACAGACTAATCATCATACCGGCGGTCACGTTCCTGGCGAAGGCAGTGTTTGGGTGTACGCAAAGAATCGCAATCTAATAGATATCCTTAGAACAGTATTTCACGAGTTGGTCCATGTTCGCCAACACGAATTAGGTATGATTAAACCTGGTGATAGTTATCCAGGCAGTCCTATTGAGGCAATGGCTGATATGCTTGCCGGCAAGTACATCAAGATTTACGGCGAAAAGAACAATCACGTTTTTCAATGACCCGCTTAAAATTATACGCTGATCCTAACAGCACCGTTTTTTCTACTACTCCTTGCTTCGGGTCGCATGATATGTTTGCAAGAATAGAGAAGGAAAAATGGGAACTAGTATATGATATTAATGAAGCTGAGGTTATACCATGCACAGCTTATGTTGATAACGAAGAATTTATAAATCTACTAGACAACACAATCCGCAAAGATCAAATTCTCCTAGTGATGAATATATTTCACAATGATAACCACATGACTGATGAATGGTTTCGCAGTTCAGTTTGGGATAAAGTCAGAAATTTAAAATGCAGAACATTGATAATACATAACAATAACTACGACACTTCGGATCCAAAATATATATTCTATGATATCATGCTCAACAGACAAAAATATTATATGTTTGACATGGATGAGCATTTCAATCCAGCGACTAAAAGATGGACTACCGACTCTAAGCGAGAGTATTATACCCTTGGTCCAATAGATAAGCGTTTAACCAAAGATAGTAAAAAAATCCTATGTTTGAATAGGTCAGCTTTTTTAAGACATTACGGCTTTAGTAAGCGAAGAATTGCAAGAACACGTTTGGAAAATATACTCGCTGATAATGAAGATGTATACTTGAGCGATCCAGATATAAATGTTTTCTTTTACCCCAACCAATATGAAGAAGGTACCATTGACATAATGCGTTCAGGAGGCACGTGGTATCCAGCCGCAGATTTGTACTACAATACTTCATATGTGAGCGCATATATAGAATCTGTAACAGACACCACCGGAGAAGGCAAGCTATTTTGTGCTTCTGAAAAAACATATGATCCGTTACTTAAAGGCAATTTTATACTACCCTTCTCTACTCCTAACTTTATAGAGGGCCTAAAAGAATGGTATGGCTTCAAGTTTCCCAATTGGATAGACTATTCATATGATAAAGTCACTGACTTTAACAAAAGACTATTGCTATATTCTGAGTCAGTTAAGAAGGTTTGTGAAATGGATTTAGAGACACTTCACCAACACTATATTAATGATAGACATATACTGGAACACAACCGAAACCGATTCTGTGAAATCCAATATAGCGGTTTGCATGACAAAGTTGTTGATTCGGCTAGATATTTTGGGTGGCTATAACTATTTGGTACACAAAGTATTTGACTTTTTCACGTTTGATGTTATAATAACTAGACTATAAGGAGAAACTATGTCACGTACATTTAACGCCGAAGCTAAGGTCAAGTTGACCCAGCTCATCAACGAAGGTATCAGCGTTCTACAGGAAGTTGATACTCTTAACGAAGGTCTTAATGACACTGTTAAGGCAATTGCAGAAGAACTTGAAGTTAAGCCAAGTGTTCTCAAGAAGGCAATCAAGATTGCACACAAGCAGCGTCTTAACGAAGAAAATGAAGCTAACGAAGAACTTAACACGATTCTACAGACAGTAGGTAAAGCTTAACTTAATGTCTAGACTTGTTGCCTTTGGCTGTTCGTTTACGTACGGGCATGGGCTACCGGATTGTTTTGTTCCTCCTAATGAACCTGGACCATCCCCTAGTAACTTAGCTTGGCCCGCGCTATTAGGTAAAAAGTTAGAAAAAGACGTAATCAATAACTCGGACCCTGGAGCAAGCAATCTGCAAATATTGTGGAAGATTCTAAATTACGAGTTTCATCCGGGTGATCTATGTGTAGTTTATTGGAGTTTTTACAACAGACTTGACTTTGTAAGATTGGATTTGGATTCCAATAAAACACATAGATTACAACTAGAGGACTTTGATAAGGATTTTCTTGCTAGACCGGGGTATACCAAACACAACGCTATACGAAATTTCTTAATGATCCATCACGCTGCACTATTCTTAGAAGATAAAGGAATACCTTACTTCTTTTTAGATAGAAGCAGCTTAAGTGTGGGTGCTAAATTTCCAGAACACCTAAAACCTAAGGGGTATGACAATACCCAAATTGATGCGGTTTTCAATGTTGATGTAGCACTAGATAATGCTCATCCGGGAATAAAAAGTCAAGAAAAAATAGCCGACTATATACACAGTAAGTTAACACAAGAAATGAAGAAGAATTAATGTCATATATTGACGCTATCCTAGATAACAAATCCGATCGTATTCATGTAGTAGAACGAAGTCCTGAAGGAAAGCGTCTCTACAAGGAATACCAAACAAATTATACATTTTACTATAGCGATCCTAAGGGCAAGTATCGTAGCATTTATGGTGACCCAGTAAGTCGTTTCTCAACTCGGAAGAAACAAGAGTTTGAGAAAGAGCGTAGAATCCATCGTGGTAAAACACTCTTTGAAAGTGATATTAACGTTGTTTTCAGATGTTTGAGTGACAACTATTTAGGAGCAGAGCCTCCCAAACTTCATACTGCATTCTTTGACATTGAAGTTGACTTTGACAGAGAACGAGGATACAGCCCAACGGATGATCCGTTCAACGCGGTCACTGCTATTTCAGTATATCTAGATTGGCTAGAACAACTAGTGACACTCGTTATGCCTCCCAGACATATGAGTGATGAGACTGCACAGGAATTGACAGCGGAGTTTGAAAACTGTTTGCTATTCCGTAGCGAAATTGAAATGTTTGAAACATTCTTTGCACTGATTGAAGATGCAGATGTAATCACTGGTTGGAACTCTGAGGGTTACGATATTCCCTACTGTGTGAATCGTGTTACTCGTATTATGAGTAAGGATGATACACGCAAGTTTTGTCTGCTTGGACAGCTTCCAAAGCCTCGCACGTATGAACGTTTCGGTAAAGAAGAACTAACCTACGATTTAGTTGGTCGTATTCATATGGACTATCTACAGTTGTATAAGAAGTACAACTACGAATCACGCCACAGTTATTCACTTGACTCAATTGGTGAATATGAATTGGGTGAACGTAAGACTCCATATGAAGGTAGTCTTGACCAGTTGTACAACAAAGACTTCAAGAAGTTCGTAGAATATAACCGTCAAGATACTTTGCTTGTGTATAAGATTCACAACAAGCTTAAGTTCCTTGATCTTGCAAATGCTCTAGCACATGAAAATACAGTGTTGCTTCCGACTGTCATGGGTTCGGTGGCAATGATTGAAATGGCAATCTATAACGAAGCACATAGCCGTGATATGATTGTCCCCGACAAGAAGCGCAAAGATAGTTATGGTGATGAGCAGCAGGCAGCTGGTGCTTATGTTGCTGTTCCAAAGAAGGGCATTCACGAATGGGTCGGCGCTGTTGACATTAACTCACTGTATCCGTCTGCTATTCGTGCATTGAACATGGCTCCTGAAACTATTGTGGGTCAAGTTCGTCAAACACTGACAGACAACTACATGCACGAAAAGAGCATTGCACTTGCTAAAAACAAGCGTAAGAAAAAGAACGGTGACGATGCTGACGGTGTTACTGGTGCTATTCTTTGGGAAAACTTGTTTGGTTCTCTAGAATATACTGCTATTATGAACCAAGAGCGTGGCACTATGCTCACTATTGACTATGAAGATGGTCGTAGTGTAGAAATGAGTGCCGCTGAGATTTGGAAACTTATCTTTGACAGTCATCGTCCATGGATGATTAGTGCTAACGGTACAATCTTTACGTATGAGAAAGAAGGCGTCATTCCTGGATTGCTTTCACGCTGGTATTCAGAACGTAAGAGTATTCAAAAGGAAGCAAAGGCTGCATATGGCACAGACAAGTTTGAGTATTACGATAAGCGTCAGCTAGTTCGTAAGATTTTGCTTAACTCTGCATATGGCGCACTTTTGAATGAGCATTGTCGTTTCTACGATAAAAGAATCGGGCAGTCAGTTACGTTGTCTGGTCGTCAAATCACTAAGCATATGATGAGCCAGATAAACGAAATCATCACGGAAAAATATGAACACGACGGCGACGCTATTGTGTATGGTGATACTGACTCCTGTTACTTCTCGGCTTATCATATTCTCAAGGATCAGATTGATGCTGGTCAAGTATCTTGGGATAAGGACTCGTGTATTGATCTTTACGACCAAATTGCTGAAATGACTAACGTTAGCTTCCCAGCGTTTATGGAAAAGGCATTTCACTGTCCTCGCAAGAACGGTGAAGTGATTAAAGCTGGTCGTGAACTTATTGGCGACCGAACATTGTTCATCACAAAGAAGCGTTATGCTATTAACATTTTTGATCTTGAGGGTAAACGTCAGGACATAGATGGTAAGATGGGTAAGGTCAAGGCTATGGGTCTTGATCTTAAGAGAGCAGATACTCCTAAGTATGTTCAAGAGTTTCTAATGGAAGTTCTTATGATGGTGCTAGGTGGTAGCCCGCGTGATGAAGTTATCACTAAGATTAGAGAATTCAAGATTTGGTTGGGTGAGCAAGATAGCTGGACTAAGGGTTCTCCTAGGTCAGTTAACAAGCTTACATACTATGGTGAACTTGAAGCTCGTAGCAAGACTGGTAAGGCAAACATGCCGGGTCACGTTAGAGCAGCGTTGAACTATAACTATCTACGCAAGATGAACAATGACCAATACAGTCAAAAGATTGTTGATGGTATGAAGGTTATTGTTTGCAGCTTGAAGGACAATCCGCTTGGCTTTACTAGTGTTGCCTATCCTACAGACGAACTTGATCTTCCGTTTGATGCACTTGATATGGAAAGAAAACTCGTAGACGAAAAGATTGATAACTTACTTGGCGTATTGAATTGGAAGATTCGTCAGGATACTAATACTAACAGCACAGTCGGTGACTTGTTTGATTTCGGATAACAAGACTATTGCTTTTCGCATTAACTTCCGCTATTATACACTATAGCATTGCCTAAATATCTAAAAGGAAAACACATGAAAGATTATTTACTTGATTTGATTCAGCACACTTATGGACTTGGTGTCGTTGAACTTGTTAAAATTGAAGGTTCGGACGCAGAAACTAAGATTGCTGCATATGCCGAAGATAAGTCAGTTATTGTAACTGGTACATTTAAGACTCCTATTGATGGGTTTCAGGGCACGTTTGGTATGCCCAACTTGAGTAAGCTTAAGAC